GGTAATTTCGAACCCCGTCTTTTCGCTAGCGCCAAATGCATACCATCTTACGGTGTGCAGTGCATACCATCAGACGATCAGACGATCAGCAGGGCATATATATGTAAGAAGCGAAGATTCGTGTAGTCTTCACTTAATCGACGTTATTTCGCCTTGCCGTTTGTTACGCAGGCCCAATTAGCAGAAATATTGGGTGTATCAGCGCCAAGGATTAGCCAGGTCAAAAAGACAGGCAGGCTGGAGGGCACCTACACCAAGAAAGGAAACGCCGTTCTTTACGACCAAGACAAGGCCGTCGCTGCCTATAACGGCGAAATCGACCAGCTTACTACCAGAGTCGCGGGGTCGGAACAAGAGATTCCTAGTTTCAATGAGTCTCGCGCCAAGTCGGAGCATTTCCGTGCTGAGCTGGCTCGGCTGGATTTGGAGGTGAAAGAGGAGAAGCTGTGTGAGGTCAACAAAGTGGAACGCGAAGCCTTCTCACTGGCTCGTTCTGTTCGCGATGCTGTGAACAGCATTCCTGATCGGGTGTCAAACCAGTTTGCGGCTGAGACCGATCCTGTTGTCATACATCAGGCGTTGACAGAAGAATTGCGCAAAGCATTGGAGAGGTTGACTAATGCGTGACGGCGCTGCTGTTTACAGAAAAGCGTTTATTGACGGCTTGCGCCCTGACCCTGATTTGACGGTTTCGCAGTGGGCGGATCAGTATCGGATGTTGAGCAATAAGGCGTCAGCGGAACCAGGCCCGTGGCGTACTGATCGAACCCCGTATTTACGGGAAATCATGGATTGCATGTCGGCCAGCAGCCCGGTGCAAAAGGTGGTGTTCATGGCTGGTGCTCAGCTCGGCAAGACTGAGGGGATCAATAATGTCGTGGGGTACATGATTGCCCACGCTCCAGGACCAGCCCTGTTTGTCCAGCCGACGATCGAAATGGCGAAAAGGCTGTCGAAACAGCGACTTGATTCGTTGATACATGAGACCCCCTGTTTGGCTGAAAAGATCGCGCCTGCGAGAAGTCGAGATTCGGGAAATACGATGTTTTCTAAAGACTACCCAGGCGGCATTTTGCTGCTAACTGGAGCGAACTCAGCGACGGGTTTGCGTTCCGCTCCTTGTCGATGGGTGTTGTTGGACGAAGTTGATGCGTTCCCTGCTGATGTTGACGGTGAAGGCGACCCATGCGCTTTGGCTGAACGTCGAGCTTCTACCTTTTCGCGCAGGAAGATCATTCTCACGTCAACGCCGACTGTCAAAGACATGAGTCGGATCGAAACGGAGTATTTGGCGTCTGACCAAAGGCGCTATTTCGTTCCATGCCCTCACTGCGATCACATGCAATGGCTGCAGTGGAAAAACATTCAATGGCGTGACAGTGATCCCAAGACTGCGGCGTACGTCTGTGAGTCCTGCGGGACACACATTCAGGAGCACTACAAGAGCGAGATGTTGAGGCGAGGTGAATGGCGGTCCACCTCAACCCCTGAAGACACTCGCACAGTCGGATTTCACTTGTCCAGTCTTTATTCGCCGTTGGGGTGGAAAAGCTGGGAGGAAATTGTTACTGAATTCTTACGGGCAAAGAGTGATGCGCCGTTGCTGAAGACCTTTGTCAACACCGTGCTTGGCGAAACGTGGGAGGACGAAGTTGGCGCGAAGTTGGGTGCAGAAGGCTTGCGTGAGCGTGCTGAGTTTTACCCGGCTGGCGAGATTCCAGAGCAGGCGAGCATTGTCACGGCTGGCATTGACGTGCAGGACAATCGCGTTGCCATAGGTATTTATGCCTGGGGAGAGGGGGAGGAGTGCTGGCTGATATCGCATGACGAGATCTATGGGGACCCTGCAGGCACAAAGCTGTGGGATCAGGTCGATGACGTGATTTTTAGAACGTATCGGCGTACTGATGGTGGTGAGGTCAAGCTTGCGGCTATCGGCATTGACTCAGGTGGTCACTTCACCTCTGAGGTGTATGCGTTCTGCCGTCAACGGATGAAGCGCAATGTATTTGCACTGAAAGGTCAGTCACAGCGCAACAAGCCGCCAATCGCAAAACCAAGCAAGGTCGATATCAACTACAAGGGTCAGGTGCTGAAAAATTCAGCAGAAGTCTTCCCTGTGGGTACAGACACGATCAAAAGCACCTTGTTTGGCCGTCTGAAGCACAATGAAGTCGGCCCTGGGTACATTCATTTTCACGCTGAAGCCACTGCTGAGTATTACAAGCAACTAACGAGTGAACGACAGGTCGTTCGGTACGTGAAAGGTTTTGCGGTCCGAGAGTGGAAAAAGAAGCCCAGTGATCGCAATGAAGCACTTGATTGTTTTGTGTATTCCTATGCCGCATTGAACTTTCTCTACTTGCGTTACAACCGGCAGACGATCTTTGAACAGTTCAAGAAGGCTACGGTGAAGGACGAGCCTGCACCCAAAAAAGAGATAGAATCCGATTATCAGCCAACTAGACGGCGTCGTATTCGTCGCCCGCAGCAGTCCTTCGTAACAAGCTGGTGACCATTCTCGTCCCTGACACGATTTACGCGGGTGATACTGTCATCTTCGACGTACCTGAGTTTACCGATCCTGTTGGCAATTCGATTGCTAGCGGAACTTATACACTTACTTGGTACGCCCGTACGAATACTGCGTCCGAAGGGGCAACAATCACTGGCGTTGCAGAAAGTACCGGCTGGCGAGTTACGGTTCCGTCAAGTACAACTGCAGGCTTCGATGCTGGCCTATGGACGTGGCAGGCAATTGCCGCCACAGGTTCAGTCAAGTACACGGCTGGTCGAGGACAGTTTACTGTCAAAGCGACTCTTGAATATTCAGGAGATCCGGCTGCGTTCGATGATCGCTCAAGAGCACGAATCGATCTTGACTACGTTGAGGCAGCAATCAGGACACTTGCGCAAGGCGGTGTCGTACAGGAATACACGATCGGGGGAAGAAGCCTAAAGCGGTACAAAATGGCAGAATTGCTCCAATTGCGTGATGCTTTGCAAGCTGAGTGCGATCGTGAGCGTCGCGCAGAAAAAGTCAAGCAAGGTCTTGGCAACCCTGGCGTTACCCGAGTGAGGTTCATCTGATCATGTGGCCATTTTCTCGTAAGCGCCGTCCCGCAAGACGCAACTATGCAGGCGCACAAGGCGGTCGCCTTACAAACGATTGGGTTAGCCAGGGCACTAGTGCAGACGCTGAAATCAGAAATAGCCTGCGCGTACTGCGTAATCGCGCTCGCGCTCTTGTTCGCGATTCTGACTTTGCTAAGGCTGCGCTTCGCGCCGTAAAAAACAACGTCGTTGGGCAAGGCATCAAACATCAGGCCCAGGTCCGCATGATTCGGGGTGGGCGTCTTGATGAACGCCTGAACTCATTGATTGAGCATGAATTCAAGAAATGGAGCAAGGCTGAGAACTGCCATGCAGGTGGCACCCTGTCATTCGCGCAGATTCAACAGCTTTGCCTTAACAGCATGATCGAGTCGGGCGAGGTATTTGTCCGTCTTGTCCGTCAACCATTTGGTCAAAGCCGCGTTCCTTTTGGCCTTGAGGTCATCGAGTCCGATCTTCTTGATGATGATTACACCGGATTTGAGCAGAATGGTAATCGCGTACGGATGGGCGTGGAGGTTGACGAATGGAACCGCCCCGTCGCTTATCACTTCCTCAACTATCACCCCGGTGACTATCAATTCACCAATCAAGTCATCGCTAAAAAGCGGAGAACACGCATCTCTGCCGATGAAATCATCCACCTTTATTCAGTAGATCGCCCAGGTCAAACACGTGGTGTGACTGCATTCGCTTCGGCGATCATGCGTCTTAACAACCTCAAGGGCTACGAGGAGGCAGAGATTATTGCTGCACGTGCCAGCTCGGCAATGATGGGCTTCGTCAGGACCCCTGACCAGGAGCTGTTTGAAGATGGCACGTTTGAAGATCAGTCGGTGCTGGACTTCGCTCCTGGCAGCATCCGGCGTCTCGCACCAGGTGAAGAGATGCAGTTCTTCTCGCCTTCGCGGCCAGATGATGCTTTTACGCCTTTTGTTGCGCAGATGCTGCGTGCAGTAGCGGCTGGTGTTGGTTGTTCTTACACGCAAGTCAGCTCGGACTTTTCGCAAAGCAACTACAGCTCCTCGCGTCTTGAGCTGATTGAGACTCGGGCGCACTACAAGACGCTGCAGCAGTACATGATTGAGACGCTGTGTCAGCCCATTTATGAGCGTTGGGTTGAGATGGCAGTGATGTCAGGCACGTTGCAGATGCCTGCGTTCGACATGGATCCCGATCGTTATTACGAGTGCAAGTGGATTGCACCTGCTGCTCAGTTTGTTGACCCACAGAAAGAGGCAGAAGCCTATAAGTCCATGATCCGCTCAGGCATCATGACCCTGTCTCAGGTCATTGCTTTGCATGGTGGGGATTTTGAGGAAGTTATGCGCCAACGGGCTCATGAACTTGCCACCATGGATGACCTAGGCATTGTCCTAGATTCTGATCCCAGCGCCGTCGACAAGGCGGGGCAATCGCAAAACCCTACGGTTGAAGAAACTCCTCATCCAGAGCAACATAATGAGGAGGAATTAGACTGATGCTTTCCGCTATGACTGACGAAATTAATCCAGTCGAAACTGAAGAGCTGGAAAAGGAAGAAGCTTTTCGCGCTGAGCCCGATGCCCTCAAAGTTGGCGATTTCGTTAGCTGGAACACTTCTGGTGGCCGCGCTCGCGGAAAAATTGCTCGGGTGGTCCGAGATGGAAAAATTGATGTACCTAGTTCTAGTTTTGTTATCACTGGGACTCCCGATGACCCTGCGGCGCTAATCAACGTCTATCGCGACGGTGAAGAGACTGACATTCAAGTCGGTCATAAATTCAGCGCATTGACAAAGATCGCTGCCATTCGGATGTTTCAAGACGAGTCGCAGACTCGGGCGCACAGCGTTGACTACGTCGAAAAGGAAGATCGCACGATTGAATTTCCGTTTGCCTCGGAAGAGCCGGTCGAGCGTTACTTCGGCATGGAAGTGCTGGAGATGTCAGAAAAGGCGATGGACTTGTCCCGCCTAAATGATGGTGCTCCGCTGCTTTATCAGCATGACGCTGATCGCATTGTTGGCGTCGTCAAGCGTGCTTACATCAAGGACAAGCGCGGCTACGCAGAAGTGAAATTGGCCAACAATGAGCTTGGCCGTGAAATGCAAGAATTAATCAAAGACGGAATTATTAGAAACGTCAGTTTCGGCTACAAAATTAATGAAATGGAGGAGGATAAGTCCACTTCCCCAGTGACTTATCGGGCCACCTCCTTCCAACCTTTTGAACTCAGTTTGGTCACCGTGCCAGCTGACAACTCGGTTGGTATCGGGCGCAGTTTCACTCATAATGAAGCTGTGTCTACGGCCTCAGCCGTAACAAGTACACCTGCTAATTCCGCAATGGAAGAACAAACTCCTGATCTGGAGCTTCTTCGTGCTGAGGCCTCTGAGGCCAAGGCAAAGGAAGCCGCCGAAATGCTTGCCCTTGGTAAGCGCACCCAAAACATCGAAATGGCTCAGGAATTCATCATGAATTCTCGGGGTATCGATGAACTCCGTTCCGCTCTTATCGAAAAAATGGGCTCTGAAGTTAAACCCGTTGACACCACCGCTGGTGACATCGGTCTGACCGCTAAAGAGGCTCGCAGCTTCTCCTTCCTGCGTGCCATCAACTATCTGGCAAACCCCGGCGACCGCGCTCTTCGTGAGGCCGCTGGCTTTGAAATCGAAGCTTCTGAAGCTGCTGCTGCAAAGCTTGGCCGCTCCTCCCGTGGCATCACCGTCCCTTCCGACGTGATGAAGCGTGATCTGAACGTGGGCACTGCTACCGCTGGTGGCAACCTCGTTGAGACCGAACTGGACGCCGCCAACTTCATTGAGCTGCTGCGTAACTCTTCCGCACTGACTCAAGCTGGCGCAACTGTGCTGACCGGCCTGTCTGGCAACGTCAACATCCCCCGTCAAAGCGGTGCTGCTACTGCTTACTGGGTTGCTGAATCTGGCTCTCCCACCGAGTCCCAGCAGACCATCGATCAGGTCGCATTGACACCAAAAACTTGTGGTGCCTTTACCGACTTCAGCCGTCGTCTGCTGATTCAGTCCTCCATCGATGTGGAGAACATGGTTCGTAGCGATCTGGCCAAAGTTCTGGCATTGGAAATTGACCGGGTTGGTCTGTACGGCTCCGGTTCCTCCAACCAGCCCCTGGGCCTGAAGGACACCACTGGCGTTCTGACCGAAGACTTCGCTGCTAACACCCCCACCTTTGCTGAGGTTGTTGCACTTGAGTCTGACGTGGCTGGTGCTAACGCACTGCTCGGCAGCCCCTGCTATCTGATGAACTCCGCAATGCGCGGCGCTCTGAAGACTGCTGAGAAGGCCAGCAACACCGCTCAATTCATCTTCCAAAACGATGAAGTGAACGGCTATCGCACCGTGGTTTCTAACCAAGTTGCTAGCAACGATCTCTGGTTCGGTAACTTCGCCGACCTCCTGATTGGTTACTTCTCAGGGCTGGACCTGATGGTTGATCCTTACACCGGCAGCACCTCCGGCACCGTCCGCGTGGTGGCTCTGCAGGATGTGGACGTGGCTGCACGTCACGGCGCTTCCTTCTCACGCGGTAACAACACCCTCTGATCATGAGAATCCAGATCCGTAAGCAAGTAACGCTCGCGGGTCAGGTCGTCCGGTTTGGGGAAGTCGTCGAGGCTTCCCTTTCCGACGCCACGATTCTGATCAGCAGTGGTTGCGCAGTTGAGGCACCTGAAGAGGTGCAGGAAAAGGCCAAAGATGTCGTCATTGACATTGCTGAGCCCAAGCCCAAGACATCCCGTCGCAGGCCCAAATCATCATGACCATTCAAAATCTTGGCACTAGCCCAACCCTTTTGTCCTTGTCGGCAAATGATGTGGTAACTGCAAGTGTCAACCGCACTGGTATTGATCTCGTTAACTACGAGGGCGACATCATTGCAATTCTTGATGCAGAGGCCGGTGGTGCAAGCATCACCTACGCCGTGAAGATTCAAGATTCAGCAGATGACAGCACTTACGCTGATGTCTCTGGTCTGGCTTTCACCACTACTAGTGCTAACACTGCTCTGCGCGAAACCCTTCGGATTAACTCTGATGAGGTTCGCCGTTACATCCGTGCTGTGATCACCGTTGCTGGTGGTACTGGCGCAGGCGCTGTCAGCGTCGTTGCTCTGGGTTCTAAAAAGTACGGCTGATCATGGCTATCCAAGACACCTTTGCTTTTCTAAATACCGACGAATTTGGCACTACTTGCCAGATTGGTGAAGGAGCGGAATTCACTGGCATCTTGGATTCGCCTGTTGAAGTGATTGCGGGTGGCATGGCGCTAAGTCGGGAGTATTTGCTGATTGCAAAAACCTCTGACGTTAGTTCTGCCACTCGCGGCACCACTATTTCTGTCGCATCAGAGGACTACACGGTTCGGGAGAATCGTCCTGTTGATGACGGCGTGTTTTCTGAGTTGTTGCTGAGCAAAGACTGATGGCAGAACGCATCTACGGACTCAGCTCTGACAACAAGAACAACATTCATACTTGGGACACACTTTCTGCTGATGGCAGCACTCCAGCAGTTGAAGTGAATGGCACCAATTTCACGTTTGTAGATGTAGTCGCAGGAACCAACCCAAGCGTCACGGTTTCTCATCAAGGCTCCTTAGACGGAACAAATTGGTTCGAGCTTGAACAGCATTCGTACAACTCTCATGGAACACAGGCCAAGTTCTATGACGGCAGGCCAATGCGTTATGTGAGAGCTACTGTCAGCAGTATTGGCGGTGATGAAACTGTCACCTCTTCTGTGATGGTGAACTGATGGCTGACACACGACGCGAATTGATCCTGGCTCAGATCAAGACCAATCTTGATGCTGCTACGGAAGTGACGGTGTATCGCAGCAGAGTTGAGCCTCTTGCGCGAGGTGAAGTTCCGGCAATTATTGTTGAGCCCGTTTCAGATCAACCCAGCGAAACCAACGTCTACAACAAGCTGCTGTGGACTTTGCGTGTGCGAGTAACAGTGCTTGTGCGCTCTGGTGTGCCTGATGACGCCTCAGACACTTTCTCTCAGCAAGTGCATAATTTGATTATGAACGATGCAACCGTAAACGGGTATGCACTTGATGTAGTCGCCGATCGTGTCGACTTTAGTTTGTACGAAGCAGATGTTCCTTTGGGCGTTGTTAGTATGGACTATCTGGTCAAATATCGGTCAGACCGTGTTGACCTGACATCAGCCTGAGGATGGCTCGCGAAAGCGGTTGAACTTAGACTGGTGCGAGAAACATTGTCTTTTGCTGAGGCCTGACTAATGGCAAAGCTAGCCCGCGTGAGGTCCATCCTCGCAAAATTAGAGTCCGCGTACGGCACTGATCCGACACCAACTGGCTCTGCTGACGCAGTACAAATTTCGCAGCTAGAGATCAGCCCTGCTGAGTCTGAGGTGTTGTCCCGTGACTTGGTTCGCAGCTATTTAGGCAACAGCCCTCAGCTCATTGCAAACACCCGAGTCGTCGTCAACTTTACCGTTGAATACTCTGGTTCTGGTACTGCAGGCACTGCTCCTAAGTACGACCCCATCCTGCGTGCTTGTGGCCTGAATCCCACCACTGTTGCAGATACCAGCGTTACGTACGCTCCTCGCTCAACCTCGTTTGAGTCCTGCACGATCCATTACGACACTGATGGCATTCGCCACATCGTCACTGGTTGCCGTGGGACCTTCACGATCAGCTTGAACGCAAACCAGATTCCGGTTTTTAACTTCTCGCTGACTGGTCAGTACAACGCTCCCACTGACACTGCATCACCGACTCTGACTTTCAGCAATCAAGCTGATCCTGAAATCTTCAACGACACCAACACCACTGCCTTCACTCTGTACTCAGAGACTGGCTTGGCTTTGCAGTCTGCAGAGATTGATCTCGGCAACGAGGTTGTGTATCGCGAGCTGGTCAACTCTAATAAAGAAGTGCTGATCACTAACCGCGCAGCTACTGCAAACTTCGTGATTGAAGCACCAACCCTCGCCACTCACGATTTCTTTGCTGATGCAGTTGCTGGCACTTCCGGTAATCTCAGCATCGTTCATGGTGCAACTGCTGGAAACATCATTACTTTGTCTGCGCCAACTAGCGGGCTGTCACTTGGCAACCCGACCTACAGCGAAGACCAAGGTATTGTCATGTTGAACCTGCCAACTACGCTGGTTCCTAGTTCATCTGGAAACGATGAACTGAGCCTCGCCTACACCTGATTCGCATGGCTTTCGTCCTCAAAAAGGTTTCTTCCTATAAGTGGCCTGTTTCTGTCGATGTTCCTGTCGACGGTGGCAAGTTCAAGAAAGAGACCTTTACGGCAGTCTTTAAAAAGATGAGCCGTTCAGCTTTCAACGATCTTGTCGAGCAAGGTGATGATGCCTTGATTGGTGAGATTGTTGAAGGCTGGGAGGGCGTCAAAGACGAAGACGGTGAGGAGATTGAATACAACGAGGCAATGCGGGACGAGCTGTTTGACGACCCGTACGTGATGCGTGCAGTCATTACTGCCTACACAGAAAGCCTGCTTGGAGCACAAGCAAAAAACTAGAAGAGGCCGCTAAGCATTGGTGCGAAGGCGGCGGTGTTTTTGACGAAAGCACCGAAGACTTGATGGCGCAGGGCATGGACCCTGGCGAAATCAACGCGATGCGAAAGGCCGCTAAGTCGGCTGAGTTTGAGGTGTGGGAAGAGAACTGGGAGACCGTAGTGATGTTTATGCGGTTGCAAACGCAGTGGAACGCCAGCATGGGCGGCCTGACTGGCTTGAACTACTCAAGCTTGGACTACCTCTGTAGACTGTATTCAGTGAAGGATCCTGTTTCTCTGTTTGAAGGGATTCAGGTGATGGAAGTAACCGCACTCGCCAGTCTGAACAAGAGGAACTCCTGATGGCCGCCGTAACGACTGAGCTAAAGGTTCTTGTCAAGGCCGTTGGAAAAGAGCAAGTCAAGGATTTGGCCAAATCTCTTACTGATCTTGGAGCTAAGGCGGCTCAACCTGCAAACAGGCAATTTAAGCAGCTATCAATTGAGCTGAAAAAGGTACAGCGTAACTCTCAGCAAAGTATTGCTAATTTGCGTGGTTATAGAAACGCATGGCGTGATATTGCTGAGCAGGTTGACGTGAGCAGTCGTGAGTTTAAAGTCGCAACTGAAAACGCAAAAAAGTTAGACGATCAGCTTAAAAAAATTCAAGGCAGAAAGGTTGGTGGTGGTCGTTTAAAAGCAGGCGCTCAAATTGCTGGAACAGTGGCTGGCGCTGGCATTTTTGGCGGCCCAGAGGGCGCTGCTGGTGCAGGTATTGGCGCTCTTTTAGGTGGTCCAAGTGGTGCAATTGTTGGCGCAGGCATTGGCGCTCAGGTTGGGCAATTCAGACAGGCTTTGGCCAGAGTTGCTGAATATGGAGCTGAATTGAAAAAGTTGCGCATAGCATTGCGTGGAGTTACAGACGACCAGGCCGAATACAGTGCAGCCTTAAACATCATTGGCCAAGCAACAAAAGATTTTGCAATCCCCCAATCATTGATAACAAGGCAATTTACAAGACTTCAAGCTTCTGTGTCTGGCGCTGGCGGCAGCATTAAAGATACGGAGACTTCTTTTAGGGGCATTGTTGCGGCAGTGCGTGCGACTGGCGGCTCGCTAAGTGATGTTGATGCTGCTTTAACCGCAACAGCGCAGGTGTTTAGCAAAGGCAAGGTGTCGGCGGAAGAATTGCGTCAGCAAATTGGCGAACGCTTGCCAGGTGCGTTTACTTTGTTTGCTGAAGCAATTGGGAAAACTCCTCAAGAACTCGACAAAGCTCTTGAAGATGGCGAAGTGTCTCTCCAAGATTTCTTGAAATTTGCCGAAGCAATTTTTGAGAGGTATGGAGAGACTGCTCAAATTATTGCTAATGCTCCTGAAAGCGCCGGAGATCGCTTAAAAGTAAGCCTTGAGGAGCTAAACGAAAAAGTTGCTCCTGAATTAACACGGCTTGGGGCTCAATTCCAAACCTTTGCAAATGAGGCAGCAAAAGCGTTGCTTGGTCTTTTTGATCTTCTTGGCAAGATTGGGCGTGAGATGGAGCGAAGGGTCAATGGTCCCGAAATCAAAAGACTTGAAAAAGCGGTTGGCAACGCGCAAAGGGCACTAATTAGAACTGATTTGACTCCAGAGCAAAGAAGAATTCAAGAAGGCTTTTTGAAATCTGCTCAAACGCAACTGTCTGCGTTGCAATTTATTGGCCCACCTGCTCCTGCTGGCGGTACAAGTGATTTGCCTGGTGCTGGAGGCTTGCCTAAACCTAAATCTCGTGGCGGGAAAACTGAAGCTGAAAAAGCGGCCGAAAAGGCAGAGCGTGCAAGATTAAAAAGGTTGGCTGACATTGAAAGAGAGATTATTGGCGAGCAAAAGCGAATTCAACAAGAAGTAGAGCGCGGCAACAAATTGGCCTCAAACTTTGAACGCGAAACAGAATTTTTAAACGTGCGACTTGAAAAAGGCAAAGAGTTTGAGCAGCAAAGCAGGCGTATTTTTACTTTAATCGAGGGAGGCATTTCATTTACAGAGGCGTTTGGACTTGTTGAAGCAAGGGAAAACGTAGATAAATTGTTGAGCGCACAAGAAGAGGCGGCCAAGAGACAGGAAGAGTCCGCTCAAAAAATAAAAGCCTTATATAAAGGTATTGGTGAAGCCATTACTTCTGGCATTTCTGGCGCTATTGAAGGGGTTATTTTCCAAACCCAGTCGTTGCAAGAATCTCTTTCCAACGTTCTGCGCTCGGTTGCCAGCCTTTTGATCAACTTTGGCACCAAATCATTGCTTGGCGGCTTTTTCCCAAGCGCCTACGGCAACGTGGTTGAGCAGAACAAAATTGTTCCCTTTGCTCGCGGTGGCCTTGTTGACAAGCCAACCCTATTTCCAATGGCAAATGGCATGGGGTTGATGGGTGAGGCTGGCCCTGAAGCAATTATGCCTTTGCGTCGCGATGCAAGCGGTCGCCTTGGTGTTGAAGCGTCAGGAGGTGGGGTTACAGTTGGGGCGATCAACATCACTGTTGAAAACACTGGCGATCAATTGAACCCTGCAGCTCAAAAACAGATTGCTGGTCAGGTGCAAGGTCTTGTTTTGTCTACTTTGGCCAATGAGCGCCGCAGCGGAGGAATGCTCGGATGACCTATCTAGCCTTCAATGACATCAAGCTTGATTGGGCTACTCAGAGCAGGCGTTCTGTGCGTGTACAGCGTGCTCAATTTGGCGACGGGTACTCTCAAATCCAAACTGATGGTTTGAACTCAAACCTTGAGCAGTGGCAATGTCGTTCGGCGTTGCTGACTTACGAAGAGGCGCAGTCGATTGAAAGCTACCTGTTGTCTTTGCATGGTCAGGCAATTACTTGGACTCCCCCTTTAAACACAAAAACCTTTTCAAGGCCAATTGCGGCTGGTCAGCTTGACCTTGGCTACACAAACATCAGCACGATCTCTCTTGACGGATATACGCGCCCGACAGATTACACAATCAACCTTGCGACTGGGCTGATTACTTCCGTAACCATTGCCAACGGAACGGTTGTTGAGGTCACTTTGACTCTTGCGGCCCGTACATTTTTGCTTGACGATGGTTGGACATTTGACTTGGTAACTGCTGGGTATTGTCGTCTTAATTTTGGTTTGACGAGGGTTTACGTATGACTCAGACGCCGCCAAATGCGCAGACGCTTAAAACGCAGATGCCGCAGGTCATTGACCTGTTCACCCTCGACATCACAACTCTTTTGCCTGCTGGATCGACCGACCAAGCGATTTATCGTTTTTGCAACTGGTCACAGGTCAACGGCATTGACATTGTTTACCAAGGCAATACTTACACCGCTTTGCCCCTTGAGGCCAGTGGCTTTGAGCTGAATACTAAAGGTCAGCTTGCACGCCCTACTCTGACCTTTGCCAACGTCGGCTTGACGATTACGGCTTTGACCAACACCTATGAGGATATGGTTGGAGCAACTGTCAAACGCATACGCACACTGAGCACGTATATAGACGGTGCCCTAGGTGCAGATCCTGATGCTTATTGGGGTCCAGACGAGTGGATCGTCGAGCAGAAAAGCAATGAAACCAAGCTTTCAGTTTCGTTCCAGCTTGCGATTCCATTTGACCTAGAAGGTCGTTCATTGCCTGGGCGTCGTCTACTGCGTGAGCAGTGCCAGTGGGTCTACAAGAGTGACGTGGGCTGCCACTACAGCGGCACCAACTATTTCGACGCGAATGATCAATCAGTTGCCAGTGTCGATAACGATGTCTGCGGAAAACGTTTGAGTAGCTGCCAACTACGCTTCGGGGATGGAGCGCGGATTCCTTTTGGTGGATTTCCTGGCCTCGTTGATTCCTTGGGTTGATCATGCTGTCCACATTCTCCGTTCCAGTCACGAGCCAGCAGCAAGCAGCAATCCGCAGTTACGCAGAAGCTGCATATCCAGCAGAGGCTTGCGGATTCATCCTTGCGGATGGAACGGTCGTCGAATGCACCAACACCTCAACCGAGCCGGACACGTTTGTCATCAGCGCATCTGAGACAGCTCAATACCTTGACGACGCAACTGCGTCTTGGCATAGCCACCGTGATTTTGGAGCGGTGAGCTTTGCTGATGTCAACGCATCTAAGACTCTGAACCTTCCTTACGTGATCTGGAATTGCGCCGGATCAGAGCTGTTTTATTACGACCCAAGGCAATCAACAGGATTGGTTGGGCGGCCTTGGATTTACGGCGGTTACGACTGCTATTCAGCAGTGCGGGACTGGTACTCCCAGCAAATGGGCGTCGAAATGCGAGATTATGAGCGGCTTTACGAGGGCGAATGGAACCAGCGTGGCTTCACACATTTTGAGGATAACTTTGCAGCCGAAGGCTTTGTCCAGATCCCTAAGACCAGCGAGCTGCAGCGCGGTGATGTATTGATGTTCCGCATCCGCAACCAACACACCTGCAACCACGTTGCTGTAATTGAGGATCCCGCTAAAAACCTGATCTATCAACACTTGGTTGAACGGGACTCTCAGGTGATGTCCTACAGCGGTTATTTCCGCGATAATACTTACATGGTTGTGCGGCGCGGAGGCTGATGGTCACGATCAAGTTGTTAGGCGAATTGGGCCGTCGTTTCGGTCGTCAGTTTCGGCTTGCTGTAAAAACGCCTGCCGAGGCAATGCGTGCGTTGTGTATGCAGATTCCTGAGATGCGACAGTACCTGCTTGAGTCAGGAGAAAAAGGCATCAACTGGCGTGTTGTAACTGAACATCCTGACGGCCTAGATGAGGATCAACTGCTCTGGCCCATGAGCAAGCGAATGGTGCTCGCGCCTCAGCCTGCCGGACGTGGTGGTGTTGGAAAGATTATTGCTGGCGTGGCTTTGGTGGCTGCTGCAGTTGTTTTGGGTCCGATTGGATTAGGCGTTATTGGAGCGACCTTTGCGACTGGCGTCGGTGCTATTGGTGCGTCGATGATTTTCGGCGGTGTTGCTGAACTGTTGACGCCAACGCCAAAGATGCCGAACGTAAAAGGTTTCGGCGGTGCGTCTTCATCTGGCCGTGATGTTGAGCAACAGAAAAATGCGTTTACGTTTGACAAGTCGAACGCCAATACGATGCAGGGGGAAGTCGTCCCCGTCCTTTACGGCGAGCGCATCCTCGGCAATCTGCCGATTCTTTCCTTTGGCCTTGAACTCCAGAATCAACTGTGATGGACGACCTCAACAAGAATAAGAGCCCTGAGGTTCGTGGTGCTGGCGGTGGCGGCGGTGGCGGTAAGCAGAAGGTCAAACAGAACGTCACGGTTGTCGCCCCAACTCGTCAGCCAGTAATTGCCGAGGACAATCTGTTTTCAGTTGCGTTTGCGAAAACCGTTTACGCAATCAGCGAAGGAGTCGTCGAGGGTTTCCCTAACGAAATTGAAAAGGACGTTTATCTTGATAGCGTTCCAATCAAAAACCCTGACGGGACCACTAATTTTTCAGGCTATGAGCTTGAGTCGCGTTTAGGTGAAGACGAGACACAGACGCCAATTGAAGGGTTTAGCACCACTGAAAATACTGTTGGCGTAAACGTCGCCATTACTCAAGCAACAGGTGCGATCACCCGATCGATTACGGATACCGACGTAGAACGGTGTCGCGTCATTATTTCCCACCCATCTCTTCAATCTCAAAACCCGAATAACGGCGATATAAGCGGAACGACTGTTCAATACCGCATCGAAGTTAGTTCAAACGGCGGTCCATACAGTGAAGCAGCTTTTGCAACAGTCACAGGCAAATCAGACAGTGAATTTCAAAGAGCGTATGAATTTGACTTACCTGGAACGGGGCCTTGGACTATCCGTGTCTCTCGTGTAACGGCAGACAGCAGTTCTATCTATGTGCAGAACTCAATCAACTGGCAAGCGTTGGTTGAGATCATTGACGAGAAGTTTGCTTACCCAAATACGGCTTTAGTTGCGCTGAAGGTTGACGCCCGTCAGTTCAACAACATTCCTGATGTCTCAGTGCGTATGCGCGGTAAGCGTGTACAGGTGCCGTCAAACTACAACGCAGAAACGAGAACTTACACCGGCATTTGGGATGGCACGTTCCAGATGGCCTGGACCGATAATCCCGCATGGATTTTCCGCGACATCGTTGTCAACGATCGGTTTGGCGTGGCGCGGTATGTCAATTCGATTTCAGTTGATCCCTGGTATCTCTATACCGTCAGCCAGTATTGCGATGAGCTTGTGCCTAGCGGAGCGGGTGGCAGCGAGCCTCGTTTTACCTGCAACGTTTATCTGCAAAATGCCGGTGGCGTTTATGAAGTATTGAATGCGCTGGCATCTTGCTTCCGTGGCTTGATCTATTACAGCGAAGGTCAGCTGTACTTGACGCAAGACCGTGAGCAGCTTCCTGTTCAGCAATTCAGTGAAGCCAACGTTATTCAGGATGTTTCTGAGAATGGAGACGTTACATCTCCCTGCTTTACGTATAACGGTACTGCTCGGGCTGCACGTAAAACAGTTGTCCTTGCCAACTGGGACGACCCAAACCAAGCCTATTCAAGCGTCACTGAGTATCAGCAAGATGATGAGCTGCTGGAACGTTTTGGTTATAACCCCGTCGATCTTCGGTTAGTTGGTGTTACCTCTCGCGGTCAGGCTCTTCGTGCAGCGAAGCATACGCTGTTTAGCAACAGGTACGAAACTCAGCGAGTGAGCTTCCGTATTGGAGCTGAAGGGCTTGCTGCTGGAGTTGGCGAAGTAATTCAGATTGCCGATCCACTTCGGCAAGGCCAACGGCTTGGCGGTCGAGTCACGGAAGTCAACGGCAACACAGTTGTTCTGGATGCCGTTTTATCGCTTGATTCGGAAATTGACTACACGTTGACCCTTGTCGTTCCAGACGGCGAAACAACTACTAACCCTGATGGAACGACAACAACTCGTCCCAAGCTGCAAGTTTTAAACCTCGTTAATTCAGAAAGTGCGGGCTCAGAAGTTATTACCAAAAGAATCTCAACTCAATCAGACGAGGATCTTCAGTCTCAAGACTCTGCTTATATTGTTGCAACAATCGTCAACTCAGACGCAAGCACGACACGCATTGAGCTTGACAGTGTGGTCAACACTCAGGTTGGAACGATCTGGGTTCTGGAGTGGGAAGCAAAACAGG